AAATGGGTGTGAAGAAAATTCGCTTCCCTGAACATTGCGGCATCGGTATCAAGCCTTGCTCGGAAGAGGGCACTAAGCGTTTGGTTCGCGCGGCAATTGAGTATGCGATCACCAACGACCGTGACTCTCTGACGCTGGTTCACAAAGGCAACATCATGAAGTTCACCGAAGGCGCATTCAAAGACTGGGGATACCAGTTGGCGCGTGAAGAATTCGGCGGCGAACTGATTGACGGTGGCCCATGGGTGAAAATCAAGAACCCTAAAACCGGCAAAGACATCATCGTTAAAGATGTGATTGCGGATGCGTTCCTGCAACAGATCCTGCTGCGTCCTGCTGAGTATGACGTTATCGCCTGTATGAACCTGAACGGTGACTACATCTCCGATGCGCTGGCGGCACAGGTGGGTGGTATCGGTATTGCACCGGGCGCTAACATCGGTGATGAGTGCGCTCTGTTCGAAGCGACTCACGGCACCGCACCTAAGTATGCAGGTCAGGATAAAGTGAACCCTGGTTCTATTATCTTGTCTGCAGAAATGATGCTGCGCCACATGGAATGGTTCGAAGCGGCTGACCTGATTGTTAAAGGCATGGAAGGCGCGATCGCAGCCAAGACCGTGACCTATGACTTCGAACGTCAATTAGAAGGCGCTAAACTGCTGAAATGTTCAGAGTTTGGTGACGCGATTATTAAGCACATGTAATAATGCAAATGTAAACGGGGCTGTTAATGCCCCGTTATTTTTTGTTAACTATAAATCTTCCCCAAAACCCCACCAAAATTCTTCCCCAAAACTGCCCCATGATTTGCTCTTTTATATAGCAACAATCATCCAATCTTTACCCCTATCATCGTTGTACTTATCGGTCATTTTTTTAGATTTATGCCCAAGCAATTTTTGCGTATCAATTCCTTGTTCACGATAGAGCCGTTCTGATAATGACCGTTGTTCGTGAAAGGTCGGCGCTGTTTTCTCTTCCCAACTGATGCCGCAATTATTACGAGCTTTCTTAAATGTCGTTGTCAGAGAACTGGCTGATACATTTCCACCACGTGTGGCTTGAGATGTTGAGTGTCTAAAATGAACTAGGTGCTGACTGACGACGGCATCACGGCAAACTGAAATTACATCTCTAAGACTCATACCAATAGCATTGCATCTCAGACTTAGTGGTATAGCTAGTCTCATGCCTGTTTTTTCTTGTGTGATATGCAGCATGTCATCCCAAATATCCGAAAACTTCATCGCGCATATATCCCCGATCCTTTGGCCTGTGACTAGAGCTAGTAGCATCCCACTTTTTAGATAGGCGGGGTGGTTATCTGCTTGCTCAAAAATAGCCCTCCATTCTTCTAGCGATAGGCGCTGACGAGCAACCTTGTTACGGGGCTGCCGTGTCGCTTGAGCAGGGTTGTATCCTGGCTGAACGTGACCAGAATGCTGAGCCTCTTTGAATACATCAATAAGAACCATGCGAACAACTTGAGCCATGCGCCCATATCCTGCTGCTTTAACTGGATCTACAATCTCAGAAATATCGAGAGCAGTAATATCTTTTAAATAATTCATTCCAGAATGCTCACGGAAAAGGCGCACAGGTTTTAATTTTTGCTTGTAGGTATTCATCTTTAGTTCGCCGTTTTTGAGCCTCTCATCTTGAATAGAAATATATTTATCCAGCCACTCAGAAACCGTAATTGACTCCCTTGTACCTTTTAGCTTTGCTACTTTGTCATTTATTGTTAGGATTTGCCGAGTGCGCTGCTCGGCAAGTATTACATTAGCCTCACTAGCTACCTGCCTTGCCTCATCCTCATCACACCCTAGACTATGAAATTTACCGCTAACTGGGTGCTTGTATTGCCAATAGATCTTCCCGTTACGCTTATCCAGTTTTCTGTATAAGTTCGGGATAGTAACCTTATGTGAGCGAGGACGTGCTGCCATCTGAAATTATCCTTCTTAACATCGGATTTGCCGTTTTTGGTAATTTTGGGGCTGCCAACTCCCCGACATAACGCGCATCCCTATCAACCATCCACTCTCTACCAACTTTTTTTGCTGGTGGTACGATCATCAATCCTTTGGCATATTTTTTTAAGAGTCTTTCGCTGGGGGCATTATCGCCGAATTCTTCTTTTGCCCACTCCAGCAATGTAAGCATTCGAGCCATCGCTATACCTCAATGACCAGCCACAGAATAAATGCTTGGCTGGTGGTTTATTGATTTTCAGGAATCAGATCCATCAGTATCTTCGCCATATACCTCATTACACATAAGAACAGCATGAGGGCGGACACTGTGGATCTTTGTTAATACTGCTTGGCACAGTTCTTCTGTTTGATAAATTTTCTCTGATACGGGTAGGGCTTCACAGTAATCAGCCCCGCAAGCGCTTACCAGAAGAAGGAAACCGACTAGCATTTATTTCTGCTCCTGTGTTGTGGCCGCAGCTGGATTTACCCAAAGGCATTCGGTGCGAACTTTTGTCCCTCTTCCGGCGCTGATTCGTGATCCTTTAGTTTTCTTATCCCAGCCCGCCAACATGTCGTTATATAGTTCGCTGTCATACCCACTTATCATCACCATTCCGATCATCGTTCTGGCCACAGCTAATAGTTGCTCATGATCTTCGATTGTCATTTCATGGTTGTAATAGCGGTTTCCCTGTACGCGGGTTTCTGGCACATACGGCGGATCAATGTAATGCAACGTTTTTTCAGCGTCGTGAGCTCGCATAACCTCCAATGCGTCTTTGTTTTCTATGATGACACCCTGCAGGCGCTGGCAAATAGCAGATAAGTTAGATGGATAACGCTCCCACAGATGAGCTGCAGTAGCGTATTTACGCTTACTATCACTACGGAAACCTGAATTCCCGCCGATCCCTGCGGCTGACCCAAATCCCATGCTAGCGCGTACAACCATGCGGCGAGCCCGCTCAACAGGATCGGAAGCAATTTCTTTCGCGGCGCAGAACTCATCCCTTGAATACGGAGTTAAAGCGCAAGCATCCTGCAGTCGCTGATTTAGTTCTGGTTCGCGTAATACACGGAACAAATTAACAACGTCGCCATCGAGGTCGTTGTAAACCTCCGCATAACTGCGCGTTTTTTGCAGGAGCACGCCAGCAGCTCCGCCAAATGGTTCGACATAACAGATGTGAGTTGGCATATGCTCAATAATCCACGGCGCAAGCCTGAATTTGGCACCGTGATAGCGAATCGCAGGATGTTTAATCATCATTTTCTCCAGCCGCCAATAAAATTCTTTCACCAATCCAACGCATAACCGGTACAGCCATAGAGTTACCGATCGCTTTATAGCGAGGACCATCCGTAGCTCTTCCGCAGCATTCTTCAAAAGTTAGATTGCCACCGCGCATAAGATATTTTGCGAAATCTCGATCCATTTTCTCGGGGCTAATTTTGCGACCGTAGGGGACGAGAGTGTGATTATCAGGGAAACCCTGTAGACGTTCACATTCACGGGGTGTCAGGCGACGAACGTGCATGTTATGCATAACGCCATGCTGATCTGATTTAGTCAGCGTGTAGCCCGTTTCAATGCTGTAACCTGCTCCATTTCCGCCGTTTTCTGGTGCGCGTCCGATAGTGTTACCGGCAAGCGCTATTGCTGGCGTGTGTATCAAAACATGCGGCTTATCGCCTCCGCCCACACTTGCTCGCAATGCACCTGATAAATTATCTCCGAGCTCGGCAGAAGAGCCACCATCGCGCCCACGAAGCGCAACTGAATAAGCAATCGTGGCTTGGAGTGTGCCAGTGCAATGCTCATCAGCCCCCAATGTTGAAGATGTATTACCAGCCGCTTGCCAATTGAATACAGTGGCATCTTGGCGAATAAGGGGAGTGCTCCCCATTACGCCTTTCTCTAAGTTTGCTGTTAATGGACCGGCACAATCAGATTCACGCCAACCGTGATGTTGATACGCCTCGTAAAATTCTAGGTTCGCTGGCACGAACAATGAAGCTCCACCGTTAATGTGCTGATCTTCTAACCCAAGTTTTGAACCAAATGCAGCATTTAGAGTACATGCGATATCTGCTGGCCACTTATGACCAACAAGGCCACTCCCGCGCTGGCTAAATACTTCTTGATTGCTTGAACCAATGCCGCCAACGTTGTGTGATTGGTTCAGTGTCGGATGCGGGTTTAGCTCTGAGTCCCAATGACTACCGACTTTAATGCTTGTTCCAAGATGGGAGGCAGTGCTCGCTCTCGTTTCTCGGCACGGCGGAGTATCCCGGCGCAGGCTTTCGAACTCAAAAAGTATCTTTCCGGGATCAATGTCTGTTCTAGCACTTGCGACAACGAACACACGGCGGCGGCGTTGGGCCACTCCGAAATATTGGGCGTCGAGAATTCGCCAGGCGATAGTGCGCGTGGGTCCAAACACATAACCAGCGTTTGTCCATTTTTTCCCTGACGGCTGTAGTGGCTCACTTTCTCCGGCCAGTGCGGCGAGAAAACATCCGAAAGCATTGTCTTTGCTACTAAGGACTCCTGGCACGTTTTCCCACACGATGATTGCTGGGCGTTGTTTGTATTCACGTCTTTTTCTATCAATTGCATCAGCTAGCTCTACATATGCGATCGTTAATTGACCTCTAGCGTCACTTAAGCCAGCGCGCAGGCCGGCAACGCTAAACGCCTGGCATGGAGTACCTCCAACAAGAATCTCCGGCGCTTCAACTTCACCATGCGGAATTGCTGTCGCTATTTGTGTCATATCACCAAGATTCGGAATATGTGGCCAATGGTGCGCCAATGCGGCGCACGGAAAAGGCTCAATCTCAGCAAACCATGCAGGTATAAACCCGAGTGATTCCCATGCCACACTAGCAGCTTCAATTCCGCTGCAAACTGAACCGTATTTCATCTAAACCCCCAAGATGAACGGCGGTGTTGTTGGGGCTTAATTTTAGGAATGGCTTTACGAACGTTTAAATTTGTCCATTCTTCGCGGTGTGCTGCGCAGCAAAAATATTTGGTTTCTGTCGCGTTCTGTCCCGCACTGCGATGATGTGTGATCACTTTTTTAACGCCATCGTCCATGTTGAATTTCTGCAAGCATTTCGAGCAGTAGCACATCGTGATTTCTGGCGCACGGGGCGCCAGCAGGTTAGGGGTAGTCATTATTTATCCCCCTCACAGGACAGAAGGAATTTCACGCCAGCGCTAACAAAATTACTAAATAATTGCTGGTGGGCTTTTAGTGTTTGAATCTCGGCCTGCAGTTCTTCAATGGTTGGCTTAGGTTGTGTAGCTGATTTGTCGCACTCATCTATTTGTGCCTTTTCATCTGGACCAGCGAGCAATGCATCTAAAGAAAATACTGTTTTGTGTTCCGTTTTTTCTTCAGGGGACACTTCGTGTTTTGTGACAACGTTTAAGGCATCACTTGGCTGGTGGTCGGCGATGTAGTAGTTCACTCGGGATTCAATGAACTCTAGCCGTGGGGCTTGGTCGTCGCTCCAATTATCAAGAACATCGGCGACAAGGTGGTGAATATCGTCGTCAGTCAGTTGGCGATCGGTATCAAACGACGAAATTTCTTTGGCAAACATACGGCCAAGAGGGATTTTGGTAATGTTGATGGCATCTAAAAACGCGTCAACTTCGCTATTGCTGATAATGGTAGTCTCACCATTCAACACGGTACATACGGCAGCGCGTATAGTTTTATAGTTGATGTTAGTGGTGTTGTCGGTGGTGCCTACTTCCGTTTCTTCTACGTCATTTGAGGCGGTTTCTTCGGTTTTAACTGGTACTGGCTGAATCACACCAAGGTTTTGACTGATGTACTCGCGCAATTTTCCCTTATCGCTGGTGATAGCAATCGGTGCAGCTTGGATGCACGCAAAGGTAAAGTCAGGATGCAGAGCTAAAATGCCTGGGGTTTCTGAAAGCGCGTTATACCAATCAATAACGTCTTTATCTTTCATTAGCTCAGCGGCGCGATCGACAATGCCCTTTGGTGGGACCAATAAGTCATAACCGTTAGCCGGCTGCATGGCGTAGGCAATAACCTTTTTCAGAAATACAGGGGAGTGGAGAACATCATCAGACAAACGGATTGGGGTACCCAGTGTTGCACCTGTGCTTGTCGTTTGCTCTCTGGTTTCGGGCATTACCGGCGTAGTTTGTTTGCTGCGATACAGTGTGACAATATTTTCCAGCGCACCTTCTCCAGCATCTGAAATTGCGCAGGAACAATATTGCTTAATGAAGTTAGATATTTGTCCCAGTTCAGCGGGGCGATCCGTGTACATAAACACGTCTTTGGTTGCTTGAGCTAGGGCGCCGAGCTGTTGCAGGGTGGCATCTTTCGCGAACTGTTCACCACGTACGGACAGTAGTATGTTTTGAAAAAAGTTATCGTCGGTGTCCATGATCATCGCGACAACGTCATTCATCTGCTCACGAGTGACAGTTTCGGTTTCTGGTCCGTGTTTCCATACAGATGTGAAGCGGAAATCTAAAGGTTTTTCAGATACCTTAATGAGGTCGTCATCAATCTTGGTTTCAGCTTCTGGCGGAGCGATTAGACGCCATGTTTTTTTATCTTCCGCGAGTTTGTACTTTTCACACCATGTTGTACTGAACTCGTTTTCTTCCGGCAGATCATCAACAATTGGCGTATCAGTAGTAACGGGTTTGAAATAATTAGATAGGTCGATACCAGTTTGTTTAGCTAAAAAAGAAATAGCAAAAGGGCACTCTTTAGCTGTTTCAACATCAACTAAAATAACCATGTCTTTTGCGTTAGAGCTCTTCTTAGCGCTCAAGTAATTAAAATATATAGTCATGCTGTTTATCTCCTTAGTAATTGATATGCGCCCCGCGTCTAAACGTGCCCAGGTCATAAATTTATGAAGGGGACCACGAGGCGCATATCAATTGGCTTTTGTACAAAGCCAATAAAATTAATGGTTGTTAATTACCGAACATCCGAACTCGAGGTTAATAACGCTGGTGGCTTGCTTCTTATCGCCGTCAATAATTGTTTCATCGCCATACATGCGAAAATTCATATCGGCATCGTCAATACTGAAAGAGGACCAGCACTGGGAACGTTCAAGGCCAGAGGCTTTAACTAGGCGAGGTGTTGTTAAATCAGTGAATGCGCAGCGCATTGCGGACATGGCAGAAGCCCATTTATGCCCGGATTTTTGGCACTTGAATGCAACGTACGCTAGTCCGCGATTAATCATCATGCGGTGCTGTATTGGATTTAATTTCATTTCCGAACTCCTGAATTTTGGTTGCAGAAAGCCCCGGCAAAAATGCCGTAATAAATTTCTATTCAAAAAAATGGCGGTATCAGTTTTCGCTAATGCATCGGTTAAAAGGATCCGATACCGCCTAAATACTCACATGGATGATGCTGTGGTGGCCTTTCGGCTAGTTGTCATTAGGCGTTTAGTCAGCCAGACAACCGGTCCCCTAAGAGGCTATGGATGGAACCTCGCTAAACTTACCGCCGCATTGGTCTGCGGATTCACCACAACTAAAAGAGCACTACCGCGTTTCTGCCATCCGTCCCGGCTTTCGTTTTAATGGCTGCGAGATATGTTTTTCATGCCAGCGCTCTTTTAGTTGTGTGCTCGTCTTTCCGAGCTGCCTTAAAAACATCAGTAATAAAGATTCCCATTTTTGACGTCTTCACGGATATAAATCCCAGCCAAAACCCAATCCCATTCAGCTGCACTTGCGTAGTGATAAGCAGCTTCCCAAGTAATGCCATAGTTGCTTATCAGTAGGTTTGTGATTTGCGTCTTGCTCATGAGTTTCCCCTTGTCGCGTTCTTTCCCGCCGTCAGAATGTTTTGCTGAATGCTGCTTGTTAGCTTTCGATAACAGCATTGTTATTTAAACCTAACAAAACGTCAAGCATGAATTTAGGAAAACCTAACAAATTAAATTGGAGCATAAAAAAAACCGCCCGAGGGCGGCTTAGGATTTTAACTAATCAGTGGCTGTTTACTTTTGGTTTTTTTTCGCCGCAATCAGTTCATCAATATTTTTTGTTTTGACTATGTCATTGAAGAGTTTGTCATAACCCTCAACAGTATCTCGCAGGGCATCGATATGATGCTGGCGCTCACTGCTAGGAAGGCGATTGAATAAATCGATTAGTTGTCTTTGCTCCGGAGAAAGGATAACTGCGCCAGCAGTGCTATCCGACTCTCCAGAGTCATTTCCTCTCTGAATCCAAGCGGGATCTTTTCCGAGTGCATCTGACAATTGAAACAAGTTATCTCCCTTGGGAGATGTTTGGTCATTCTCCCACTGAGAAATAGTTACATGCGCAACGTTCACGAGCTTAGCTAAAGCTCGCTGAGTTAGTTTTAACTCTGTACGCCGCTCTTTTATTCGTTGACCGATTGTTTTCATAGTTCGGTAATCCTAACAAACGTTGACTTAGGTTTCCCTAACAAGTAAGGTTAAGAAAACCTACCAATGAGGCAGTTATGAAGAAGTCTGATGTAGTCACTTATTTTGGATCCGCAGCGAAAGTTGCTAAGGCTCTAAATATCGCTCGCTCATCAGTGAGCGGTTGGGGTGTTTTGGTCCCAGAAAAACGAGCAGCGAAAATTGAACGCATGACATCTGGGGCATTGAAATATGAGCCAGCGTTGTATGAACAAAATCGTAATACCGATGCTGCCTGAGGTGTGAATCATGGAAATCAAATTAGTAGCTGAACAGCTAGAAGCGTGGGCAAGGAAAGACGGCTGGTGGCCTATAACCGAGAAGATTGGGGCTCAATACTCTGGTGATCTCCTTGAGTCACTGAACATCAATGATGCTGATGAGTGGTCGCGCCGATGCCGTAATAACGCACTGTTCATCAAGCGAGTATTTCGCAGCGTTACGCCGTATTACCTCCGCCAAGCCGAAGAGTTAGCGCCAGCAGTAATGGCCGCCATTGAGGCTGAGCATCAGCGCCTGGTTGATGAGGAGCAATCTATTGCACTTGTGGCAGCGGCCGCAAACAAAGAGTGCATGGAGGCGGTAAACGCGAAGCTAATGAATTCACCATTAGCCATTCAGGCTAAAGAGGTCAGGGAAGCGCTTCACTCGCTGGTGGCCATGCTGCCGCCGAACACAATCCGTTTAACGATCCATGAGGTAGCGGCATGACGAACGCAGAGAAATACCCCCTTAATGGCATTAGATCCCTGCTTGTTAGTGATGGAATCCCAGAGGCAGCGGCTAATGCAGCCGCATACCATGCGGTGAGCTATGGGCAGAAGAATAAACGTGCGGACTTTGATGCGTTACTTCGTGAGGTAAAGTTTTACGCCAAGCACAATAAAGCAGCTCCGGCACCGGCTGTAAAGCGTGAAATCCGGCAGGCTAGATTACCAAATATGCCTAAGTGGTACGTAGGACAGTAATTTCTATCTCAGTGAGGTGGTTATGAGCAACTTACAAGAGCGCCTGCGGTGTGCTTTGCAACGTAACTTTAAAGGTGAAATCCCATCAAGGGGTTATATCGAGGTCAGGAAAGGCCAGCGGTTTAAAGATCATCGTGGCGTAACTGTAACTGTTCAGGGATTGGCAGGTGGCTATGTGGTTTATCTGCGTCATGGTTCTGATGCACCAAGCCAGCTCCCACTGAGATTGTTTTCTATGAAGTTCACAGAGGTAAGGGTGTGAGTCGTATTTTTGAGGTCGTTCAATCGTTATCAGGGCAAAGGAACAGCATTACGTTCCCTAGGCCTTACTTGGCCTTTTTCTCTGGTGATCAGCAATGTTACCCATTGGCAGTGGTTCTGAACCAACTTGTCTTTTGGTCGGGCTATTCGACTCAATCAGATGGGTGGTTCTACAAGAGCCACGAACAATTAGGTGAAGAGGCTGGCGGGCTCAGTGAGGAACAGGTTCGCCGACTCATCAAGAAGATAACGCAGAAATATTTACCGAATATTGTGCAGGTCGATATTCGCAAAGTTAATGGTACCCCAACGATGCACTACAGAATCGATGGTGAAGCGCTAATCAGCAAAATATTCCCGCCAGTACTGGAAACGGCGGAAGTGCGGAATGGAAACGGCGAAGTCGCCGAATCCGATGGCAACGGAAACGGCGAAGATGCGGAATCCATTCGGCGAAGTCGCGGAATGGAAACGGCGGAAGTGCGGAATCATGGAAACGGCGAAGTCGCCGAATCCTTTCTCTATACAGATCTAGACACAGATAGAGACTTACAAATTTATTGTCAGGCAGACGAGCTGCCCGACGAACCACACGACGACGAATCTGATCCGGTTTTACGGGTGTTAAATCACTTCAACCGAGTGACCAACTCAGAATTTCGGGATGGGGCTACGACGCGCGGTTTTATTTCCGGTGTGTTGCAGGGCGAATACGTTGCTGACGACCTCATGCTGGTGGTCGATTACATCGCTAACGAGTGGGCAGGGCAGGACAACATGAGTTTTTACCTGCGCCCCAAGACGATATTCAGCCAAGAGAACTTCGAGGGATATTTCGACCAAGCGAGGGCGTGGCGGCGTAATGGCAAGCCGCAAAAAATCGCAGAGCCGGCGAAGGTAAATATCGACTTAAAAAACCAAGATTATTCAGGAATACCCAAAGGATTTAGGAGCTAACGATGGAAACCAAAGAGACGCTGTCTGCACGTGAGTTCTGCGAAATTATGTTTGAGGGTGCAATGACGACGAAAGAAGTTCTGCAGAGAATCAATCAAAAATACCCTGATCTCGACATACCGCTTACGGACGTAAACACACGCATCGGGACGCTGAAACGCTCTTCTCTGGTAGACATCGAGTACAGAAACCACGGTAGAAAATGGCGACTTGTCAGCGTTGACGAGCGTTATTACGAGCGGTCAGAGAATGCCAGAAAATCATCTGGTAGCAGAAAATCACCGAGCGACCGAGTGCCGCCACCGTTAGAGCCCAAAGAGCGTGAGATGTGTGAACTGGTAAGGCTTTTTGATAAATGCGTTGTATCGGTACGCTGCGCGATGGCAATTGGGCGTCATCACACCAATGAAAATCAAAATGCAGGGGCGTTTTAAAATGTCAGCCATTAGAGATGTTATTGTTTTTCTGGAGAAAAACCCAAATTCAGATTTTAGTTTTATCGCTGAAGGAACAGGGCTTTCGAATGGCACTGTGGGTACCCAGTTGAAGTACCTTCAACAGCTTGGATGCCTAATCAAGACTGGTACCAAAAAGAGATGGTGCTATTCATTACCGGCGACAAAACAATACGCAAAAACAAAACCTCCGGTTGGAAAACGACAACCTAAAAATCCTGCTGCAGGTATCAACGCGAAAAAGCAAAAGATAACTGAGCTGATTGATAAAAAACTCTACCTCCGTGCACAAACTGCCATATCACAGCTTATAGCGGAGGCCGCGGAGCAAGATACGGTGAACTGGGCTTTAGACAAAAACGCGGCGTGTGGCGCCAAGGCAAAATATTTCTAACGGGAAGGCAAAAAATGGCATTAACACTGAGTGCGGTAGTATCACAAATCGAGCAATACGGTGCATCAAGCTGCGGGGATCTGGCTGCGTTACTTGGGGTTATACCGAGAGATATGATCACGTTTCTTTCCGATGCCGTAGAGCACAATGAGCTGATTTGTGTGAATGGCCTGTACGCAGAATCAGGAGGAAAGAGAGTGCAACGGAATCCAGCCAAACAGCAACAAAACACGGTAAAAGCGCATCAAAATCCACCTAAACCAGAAATTAAGGCAACAAAGATGCCGAGTAGTGCAACAAAACCGACAGTGGGGCTGCTGCGCGAACTGCTTGCTGAGCACGGTGATATGACCGCCGCCGAGTTGGGCGAGAAGTCAAAAATTGAAGGTCGTATGATTGGGCCAATGCTGGCACACGACAAAAAAGCCGGTCGCATCACGCTGGTGGAGCGCAACGGAAAAAATTACTACCACCTGGTCAAAGAGGGCGAAGCAGTGGAACCACAAAACGAACCACAAAATATCCCCAAAACTATTCCTGCTGGTGATGCTGCTAAAGATATGGCCAAGAAAAAAGAAACTGTGGCCACTATGCTAAATAAGCCCGTTATTCCAGCTCACATGATGGAGCTTATTGTTCCAACACCAGAATACCTGAATCTTGAGCTGCGCCGTTTGCGTAGTGAGATTCGTAGAGTTGAGGCTCTGAAGAAAGCAGTCAGCGGTGCCGTACGTCAGCTGGCGAAGGGGGGGGGATGTTAGGGGAATGTGAATAATATTTATCAGGTTGACAAACCATAAAATATGCACCAATATCTCAATTGACAAATTCGATTTTTTGCACCAAATAAAAGAGAGAGAATATTGATGCTTGATTCCGCATTTCCTTCGGATTTCCATCCTCAGCTAAGTTCAGAGCGCTTAGCTGTTGTTGCTGAGGGGTTACTTAAAGTTTTAGATGACACACATGAGCAACTTTCAACGTCTCTTGATGACAATTATACGAGAGGGACGTGTACTTTCGGACGCCAGCGTCAGTATTTGATTAAGTTGTGTACTTCCGATGTGCATGAGTGGTTAAGACTTACTCATGCAGGAATGGATGTGACTTTTGAAATTGAGGGTATTCCCGTTCGATTTTTTGCCGATGATCCAGAAAAACCAAAAAAACCGGGTTTTTTCCGTAGAAATAACATGGATCAGTTATGGGCACCTGAAGTAACAACCCCTACAATGTGGCGCTTTGTAGTAGAAAAACCAGAGTTTGAAGGCGAGGGCGCGCGAGTTCATTTTGTTGGCTATAGCCCATTAGAAGAGGTTCTTTGTCTTTGGACATATGGCGAAGAAAGAACTGCAGTATTGCACTCAGTTGATGATTCCGCTCCGGTTGCAGCAAAAATTGAATTGGACCCTATCAGTGCCGCCAAACCTGATGAGGATAAAAAACGCAATAACGAGTAGTAGGTGAAAAGTGTTCAACGGTTCTAATTTACGATTGGCTCGTCTGTATCACGAGTTATCTCTTGAGCAAGTGGCTGAGCGGGTTGGGAAGACCCGCCAGTATATCCAGCGGCTGGAATCCGGCTATGCTGCTCCCACAAATGAACTTGCTAATGAATTAGCTATCGTCTTGCAAGTAGTTCCTGCGTTTTTTGAAATGGAGGAAAACTCTCCGGTTAACGAAGAGATTGTTCATTTTCGTAAGCGCAGTTCTACGAGAGTAGCAACAAAATTAGCGACACTTGCAAAAGCAGAGTTGTATAGGCGCCTCATAGTCGTTTTTGAGGAAAACCTGAATCTACCCGCAGTAATGTTCCCTGAGCTAAAAGCTCAGACTCAGGATGATATTGAGCGCATGGCGGAGAAATGTCGTCTTGATTGGGGATTAGGTTTTGGCCCTATAGATAACATGACTCGTTTAGCTGAAAAATTAGGTGCCTTTGTTACATCATTTGATTCCGTTTCTGATGATGTTGATGCGCTCTCTGTTCCACTTGAAAGACCTTTTATTGTAAGAAATACAGCTAAAAAATCACCATGCCGTCAGCGATTTGATATTGCCCACGAAGTAGGGCATTTGATTTTGCATGGTGGAGTCTCCACTGGTGATCGTGCCACGGAATCACAGGCAAATCGCTTTGCTTCAGCGTTACTTTTACCTAGAAGTTCAATGGCAAAGTATTTCCCAAGACCTGTCGGAGGCCGAATTAATTGGCATGGTTTGAGTGAGTTTAAGCTAACTTGGAAAGTCAGCAAGGCAGCTATAGTGTATCGCGCTCACCAACTTGGATTGCTTACGGACTCTCAATATAAAACTGCTTTTTTTGGCCTAAAGCGTAAGGGAGAGGCGATTGAAGAGAAAGAAGACTGCTTGATTCCTCATGAGAAACCAGAGCTTTTTAAACGAGCAATGCAAGTGTTGCTGAATGATATCAATATTGATGTGGAATCACTGGCTGCTAGATTGAAAATCACGGTTCCAATGCTTCTAGAGCTTTCGAATGATTCTATTGTCAATGAAACAATAAATCAGACAAGCAGTGAAAACGTTGTTTCAATGTTTGCCTATCGATGTCAATCCGCTTAAGTAAAAATCCCGCCAAGGCGGGATTTTTTATGTCTTATGATCTAACTCATTGAAAATAAATCAACATCATCCAATCAAGCCCAAACAACCCGATTGATCGATAAAAACGATCGAAACAGCCATACCGATCTATGTGACCTATTGGACGTGGTCGTATTAACCTTCATAGTAAGTAGTGCACGCATAGGTGACACGGATGTGATTCCCGCGAGGGTCTATAAATCTATCGAGTACAACTATATGAATTTTGAACAATTAATATCATTACCTCACGATGGCCGTGTAGTTATCTGTTGCAAGGACGGCTCTGTATCTTCTGTGAAAATTCTTAATGACAAAGAGCATGTGGCTACTGTAGAGGGTTTCATCGAACTAATGCTGGATGCTGGTCATGAAGATGCTATAATTCAAGTTCGCCAGCCTGAATAACTGGCGACTGAATGCTGCGCTATTTGGGTTATTGAAATGGCGCAAACAACGAAATACCGCACTACTGCACTGACCTCTAAGATGGTTGGTGCTTTTTCACGTCTAAAAAAACTATTACTCAAATTCCTGAGAGTGGTTACCTACCTAGTAATCAATCCACACATTTTGCTTATTGTCATCCTGTATGCTGCTGTGACTTGTGTTGCCACAGTAACTGAATGGATTAGCAATTGGCTTTATGAGGTAGCTAACAAAACCCCCGTTCTGTTTGAAGGACTCCTTGATTCAGTGAAGGGGGAATAGCATGATCGCAATCCTTACTGCATGCGTCACACCACTCCTTCACCAAGTAACATTTCAACATGGCCGAGGAATAAAGTTCCACGATGGTATGCGTTACGCCATTATTGAGCTTAACGCGGCGCAAGAACATCTAAGTTCTGGCATCGCACCTGCTGTTAATCAAATCGAAGCTCTCAATCCCCACTTCCAAGGTCTATACGATAACGAGACGGTCTTTAGACTTTGCGGGGGTAGTACCGCGCTTGATCACTACGTTTTATGGCTTAGCAAGTGCCAGTGGCTCGAGTGCGACGCAAAACACTACGTCCCATATCCTGTTGGCAACAATGGCTCTATCTGTATTTGCCGTTCGTGCGAACACAAGCTCAACACTCAAGTGATCCCCGATAAGCTGGTGGATATATCGCGACAAAACCGCATTGCCTTCATTCTTAATCACATTTGCGAGCAGATGGGGCAACCAGCCGATAGACAGCTCAGTCAGGCTGATATTTTCGTGTGGTGCCTTCGTAACAATCTCCAATCTCATCTACCTAGCGCCTTATTGCACAATCTACTTGGCTATGAGCCAAACGAGAGCACAGGTAAAGAGTGTGACATTGCGCCCTCGTACGCTCCGCTAGAGTTGCTTGAAAAGCGCTTGTCGGAGGTGGGACATGGCTAATTCTGTGATGAAGAAAACAATTGATGGTTTTTCGGATTTATATGAAATCACAACAGATGGTCGAGTATTGTCTGCAAGGAAAAATGGCCGCGCCTTACGCGCTGGAACGAAACCTGGTGGGTATGCGTTTGTAGGTTTGTATTTAGGTCGTGGAGTTAAACCTGTTTACAAAATGGTTCATCGTCTAGTAGCGGAGGCATTTGTACCTAACCCATGTAATAAGCCAGAAGTTAACCATATTGATGGAAATAAAAAAAATAATAGCGTTGAAAATCTTGAGTGGGTAACAAGAAGCGAAAATGCACAGCATGGGCATGATATAGGTCTGTTCCCGCAAGGGGAAAAGCATCACTCTACAAAGTTAACTTCTGTGGACGTGATTACGATATTTCATGCCAGTGGCAAATATAAAGACATTGGCGCTGCTTATGGTGTATGTGCCCAGACAGTCTGCAATATCAAGAAAAAAAGAATCCACAAAAGAATCATTGGAGTGGGCCAATGAAAAAATCTGAGCGCACATACTTATCCCGTGTAGCCGATCTAGGCTGTATCGTCTGTAATAATCTTGGATATGAGAATTCACCAGCTGAAATACATCACGTTCTTTCTGGTTGTGGCATGGGGCAGCGTGCCAGTAACTATGACGTAATCCCTTTATGTCCAACACATCATCGCCATGGCGGCAATGGCACGGCTATTCATGCTGGGCAGAAGTCGTTTGAGAAAAACTTTGGCTCTGAGCTGGATTTGCTGCTTCAAGTTCACTTAGCCCTTGGCATTAAAATACTCGAGGAATATTCGAAATGATTTATCCAGATAGCATTGGTTTGGTTAACACTAAAGAAGCGCGGTTACGTACGCTAGAGTCTATCTGGATTCAGGGAAAGTTACGGATGTGGGGAGAGTGGTCCTACGTAAGAAAGGGCGGAATAGCCCCAGGCGTTCTCTCTCGTCTGTGTGGCAAGACTAAAATAACTAAGGCGGCGATAACAAAATTACTGCGTTCACTCAAAAAGAGTGGATGTGACAAGGCTGAATTAGAAAATTTCCTCAATGACATTTTGGCCAATAAAAGCGGTAATTTATTCGGATGCACAGATAAAGAAGCTGCCGTGATGGATCGTGTTGTCGGTAGTTCGTTAATCGATTTTCCTGCGCTGATTGATATTTTGCATGAGCGTTACACTCACAGGAAAAGCAAGCGAGCCATGGCGGAGGATGTACAAGAGCAACACCCTGAATGGTGTTATGCAACCTGCCGTAATCGGGTTGATATGTGGCTTAGTACCGCCGAATACATGCTTTATCGTCCCATGAATGAGGCGCTTAGTCTCAACCAAGAGCGGTTTTATGGTTGACGGAATATTTCAGGGGCGGTACATTTCCCGTGCAGCGGCAAAATCCGCTGTCGGGATTCGAACCCCGCCGACTTAACAGACGCATAACCGCGTTAGCGGTTTTTTTATGCGGTAAGCACGCTCACACCTAAATTATGGTGGGGTGTGCGGGGGAGCTGCAAAGCTCGCCGGGTTTTCTCTGTTAACCGGTAGTTCGAACCCCGCACATCTCACCACCCCAAGATTCGAACCTGACGGTGGTGACTTCTAAATTAACAGGGGTCACATCATGACAGCATCAATATCTATTTCTGGAATATCAATCCACCAGGATTCTAACGAACGCTATAGTCTAAATGATTTGCATAAAGCTGCTGGTTTTGAGGATAGGCATAAGCCAGTTCTTTGGCTTCGCTCTGAGCAAGCAAATGAATTGATTGAAGAAATTAAAAAGGTACAGATCTGCACCTTTTCGCCAGTTGAAACTAAACGTGGTTGTAAAGGCGGCACCTATGTATGCAAAGAACTGGTCTATTCATATGCCATGTGGATCAGCGCCGCATTCTCTCTGAAGGTCATTCGTGCATACGATGCATTAGTTAGTGCTGTAAAAACGCAAGAGCCAAAACCTCAAACAACAACCAATGATCGCACACCACTTCGCGACGCTATTAACCTGCTGGTGGGCAAGAAAGGGCTAATGTTCTCAGAAGCCTACACATTAATCCATCAGCGCTTTGACGTTGGTCATATCGACGAACTAACCCCACATCAAATTCCTTTGGCAATAGAGTATGTCCACAAACTTGTTTTAGAAGGTGAACTGCTCGAGAGGGACAGGATCCAAATCCAGACTCGGCCGCAATCAATATTTAACCTATCAGCAATCGATCAGGATGGTGAGTGGCGGTTAAAAATTAAAGATGGTCGAGTGACATCGGCGAGGCGATTGGACGATGGAGAGTACATTATCAGCGTTGCTTCGTTTGGTGAACTCATGGAGAGGGCGGGTAATATCATTATTCATTACACGGAATTACAGCGCATGAACCCATCGGAACTGGTGGGGCTGGTGGATAAAACGAGAAAGCACCATCGTCACTGGCAGTTAATAATGAACCAGAAAAATAAAATCGCTTGATTTTAGCCAAAAAGTAGCAATAATTAAGTACGCTTCGCAAAGCTGCGCCGGACGGCAGCGAGCATAAGCAACCATACTTAAAGAAACCCGCCATCGTGCGGGTTTTTTGTTTTTTAACCAACCATAAATAAAATCACCTTCAATCAAGGCTACGCATATGCGTGGCCTTTTTTTGTATTTAGCGCACAGCAAAAAAAACGGAGTAACCCAAATGTTAGAGCCGACTACTAGCACGGGCGCGGCTACAGCTGCTGTTACTGGTGTAACGCTAGTTGGTCTGCTTTCTGGGCTTGATGC